TGGCAAAATGCCAGAGCCAAAAGGACAGGTTCTTGGAGGGCACGAGAATCTTTTGGTAGGATATCTTGAGGAATATCCTGACTATGTTCTCTCTAGAAATTCCTGGGGATTAGTATATGGAACTTTGAATGAAAATGCCGCCGAAGAAGAACTTGAGCAGGAAAAGGGCGGATATTTCCTAATGCCTTGGGATTTCTTTCTAAACCCGAATTATGTTTCAGACTTGAGGACGATAGTACGCCCTCTCTAGGCTGCTATACTGTACTGCGGTACTTTGGAAGACCGGATGATATGTCCGGTCTTCTTATTTTTATAACAACAATAAGAAGGAGTTGAGAAGAATTCATATTCTCACTACGTTACTGACGATAGTTGCCCTACATGGTCCAGGGCATCAAGAGGACCATAAAAAGCATCCAAAAACACCAATTGAAATCGCTGACAAGCGATGCTCACAGACTAGGGTGCGCGCCTGCATCAAATATGCGGCTCTTAAATATGGCCAGTCAGAGGCCGAAATGGATCGAGTAGCCTTCTGTGAGTCGCGTTATGATCCGGACGCCTCCAACAATGGCCAGGACGTAGGGCTCTTCCAATACCAATGGAATACGTGGTATACTCTACCCTCATGGATTAGTCGCCATAGTCCATTTTCAGCCAGATATTCTGCTCTTGGAGCCGCCTATATGTGGAGTCTCGGAGAGCAAAACGCCTGGGAATGTTATTCTATGTAACTTAGAAAATAATTATGATAATATTAATCACGGTATTTGGTGTTCTGGTTCTTATATTCTTTATAGGGTCAATTTGGGATTTTTTAACGATTGATTCAAGAATGAATCAAAAGAAATTATCTCCGGAGCAAAAGTTAGGTAAATGGCTCAACAAATCACTCCCCGCGATTACAGACGGAGATAAGAGTTGGTGCGAAGAAGGCGAACGTAAAGAGTATTTTGGTATCTATATGGCATACGCTACAGATCAGATTGATATTGAGGAACTAGAAGAACGATTACATAAGCGTATTTTTAAGCTGGAAGATCCTCCTGTTATAACACAACAGAAAATAAAGGATTTTCAAATTGTAACGGACGTTATTGTGTCCGAGGGAGAAACAGAAATAACTCATGATTCATTTATGCCTAATACTTCTTATGGACCGCCAAGTTCAGAGATAAAATGCGCTCGTTGTAATGTGAATACGCATATATATCATGGATATATTGAGAACGCGAATGGCGGACAATATATAAAAGATGCTTCATGGTTTAAATGTCCATGCTGCAATACTATATTTTATGGCGATCATTCCTATGAGAATATTTTTCCAGAACTAACTCCGGATCTTGAATTGACGGAGTTAACAAAGCGTGATCTAAAAGAATTGCATAAAAACGGATGGCCCGTGCCATTTGAAACGGAATGGATTAGTTAATATGGTAATAAGTGTAACAGAATCAGGTATATGTATCGCCTTCATAGCATTCCTAACTATAGGTGATATAATCAAATTTGAAAAGGATAAGTAATATGGGCTGTGACATTCATTTATGTATAGATTATGATGTGAAGGGTTACAAAAAAGACACGATTAGAACCGAACATTTTGCAAAGCTTTATGGTGAAAGAGACTATCTCTTATTTGGTCTATTCACAAATGGATATGTAAGAATTCCAGAGGCAGATGGATTTGCTCCTGACCCTAAGGGTATCCCAGAGCGTTTGAGTTGGAAGACTTTAGATGAGTATTCATATTGTATTATTAAAGATAGTGATAAGGAGCCTTGGGAGGGTGCGGTATTCGAGTCTAGCGCTCGCAGATATATACAAGGTGATTATATATCTTCTAGACTAGTACAATCCGATGGTAATGGGAAATTAGAATACTTTGATGGAGATCCGGACAGTATCGATCTGGCCAAAGAGCGCTGGAGGGTTACAGGACCGGATTGGCATACCCCTTCCTGGCTAACGGCTGATGAGCTTAGAAATGTACTCGTTAACTATTCTAAGGTTGGAGAACAGTTATGGGATAATGGATATTATCCTATCTCGGCTGAGGTTATAGGTTGGTATGGGGCACTTAGAGCTTTGGAAGATGACAAGGATGTATTACAAGCGCGATTAGTATTTTGGTTTGATAATTGATATGTTTAAGAGAAAGAAAAAGGACAATACTCCTGAATTTCGTGTTGATATAACCTTTAGCAGTCCAAATTCCGTTTATACCGAGGTAGTGTATTATAAGACTAAACTAAATAATTGGGAAAGAGTTTCTGGTTGGACTACTCATTCGAGTAAAGAGGCGGCTGAAAAGAAGGCTAACGAATTTATAGATTCTTATAAAGATCAAAAGACTAAAGAGAAAGAAAATAGTTTTACTTATTATGTCTAAATCAACATCAGGATTATTGAAGGGAGGCGGCTACAGACGCTATCGTTCTAAATTCAAGAGGATTACGGGGAAATCTTCATATCACTTTCCTGACCTTCATTTAAAAGATGGAGCGGAAATTAAAAGAAAAATTCCTGATTTTGACCCGGATTTAGAGTTTGAGTAATTCAGCTAGAGAGCTAATGCTATTAGCGGAGAAAATTCTTTTAGAAGATCCTAAACCGCCGACAGAGGAACCCATGTGGCTCAATGCTAATATGTATCTATCTAGATCTAAGAGAGAGATTTTTGTTGGAAACGGTATTCCAGATCCTTCTATAACACATGGCCTATACTGGAGATCGCACCCTCAAGGAAGAAAACTAAACGATAGAAGTATAAATAACAAGAAAGCATATTATGTCTAAAAAGATAGAACATCCAGGAAACCCTCCTAAGAAACCGGAATGGAACGACGGACGCGCTATATCCAAAACTAAAGATGGTATTTATCAGCAAATATATGCCAATATTCCTATCCCGAAATATGACAAAGCGCCTGTTATGGCTCTTATTGAATCTTTAGAAAAATATAAAGATCTAATTGATGCTGATTTAGATTATACTTTCGATTACGGATATTATGATGAAATAGAAGGGGTCGAATTAGAAATTAGCGGACGTCAGCGCTTAAACCCAATGCAACAAGCCGAATGGAATACTTATGAGAAAGAATATGTTAAATGGGAGAAGCAAAAACGCGCTTATTATAAAAGCCAACAAAGACAGAAGAATAAGGAATCTAAGCAGAAGCGCGAGGAAGAGGCCCTAGAGATAGCTAAAAAAGCTTACCCAGATCTATTTAAGGATAATGAATAACCTATATAAAAATAAATGGAGATTAGCTTTAGCCATCCTATGGCTACTTATATGGTTTATCCCTGCTACACTAGGAGAACTACTAAATTGGCCTGAAACGGGCGCACTTATAGTGGCCGATGTTCTTTGTGGAGTCATAGGCGGAATACCACTCGGTTGGGTTCTAGCAGATATTATATTTCCCTTATAACCCATCCCTTGTAGAACCGTTCTACCTGCTATCATGTAGATATGAAGTTTTGTTCATACCATAATGAAGAGCATGATGAGTCTGATTTCAATAATACTCAACTAAAGCGAAAGAACTCCGCTTGGTGTCGCGCTGCTCTAGCAGAGAACAAGCGCCTAAAAGAGAATGGAATAGCCTCTAATTCCAAAGCTACCGGAAAAGGAGGAAGGCCGCGCTGGGATACAGAAGAAGATAGGATTAAAATCCAAAAATGGCTTAAAGAAGGCCAATCCTATAGTTGGATAGGACGCCAGTACAACCCAATCAAGCAACCCTCCGTCATTAGCCTTTTGGCTAAGAAGGAAGGCTGGGAATCAAAAGCTGCCAAAGAGCTTAAGGAGCCGCCTGTTATTCTTACAAAGGTTTGTACTCAATGTAAGAAAAATAAGCCTATAGATAAATTTAATATTCGTGCTGATCGTATTGATTATACTGGTATTGGCAAGTATTATTCCGAATGCACCAAGTGTCAAAAGAAGACACGTAAGAAAAGAAACAAAGAATATTATGCTAAGCACCAACAAAAGCGTGCTTTAGAAGCTAGAGAAAGAAGGGCTAGAGATCCTGAGAAGGCAAATCGGGAACATCGAGAATACGAACAACGTCGTAGAGAAGATCCCGAGCGTCAAAGACATTGGCAAATTTATCAAAACCTGTTTGCTCATGGTAGAAGACTTCAAGAAAAAGAGGCCGGTGGATTTTGTACAGTTGAGCAATGGGAACAACGAGTAAAATTTTATGGAGACTGTTGTTATATTTGTGAAAGACCTTATTATAGCTTTCCTGAGTCTGAACAAACTATTGAGCACGTTATTCCTGTAAGTAAAGGTGGAACAAATTGGCCATCAAATCTTAGACCTGCTTGTAAAGAATGCAATCTAGAAAAATGGGCTAATATGCCTACGTTACCTTCTAAGTTTTGGTATAAGACCAGTAAGGGTGACCAAAAGGCTAGAGAAATAGCAGATAGACATTATTCTAGAAAAACAATAGGGGCAAAACAATTTGTACAGCCGGGAAGATCATTAGTTCTTACGACAGAGAACTACGATGCGCTTTGGGTATCTATGTGGCCCTATCCTGAGTATGTAAGACACCAATTGCCAAATTCTTGGTTTTGTCAGATATTCCGAAATGAGAGTAAAATATTATCAAGTAAACTCATTGAAGAGGCCGTAGGGATAACAACAGCTTACTGGGATTATATTCCCTCAGACGGATTTATTACATTTATTGATCCATCTAAGATTAAGTCAAATAATCCCGGATATAGCTATAAAATGGCTGGATTTATAAACGTTGGTAAAACCCAAGCGGGACTCATAGCTTTACAATTATCTAAAAAAGATATTCAAAAAATAATTAAAAGGACAATCAGAGATAGATCTTAATATTGAAGGCTTGACAATCGAAACAAGGCTTGCTATCATGAAGACATGATCTAGAAACAGAAAGGGCCTCACGAGGAGGCCCAATCCAAACAATTGCTATAATGGAATTATAGCTGCCAAGTTTCGGGTTCGCCGTTTGAAAGCGGTCCGATATTTAGCTTTGCCGGAGCAGCAGTTGAATCCGCCTTTAGAACTCTCGAAATACCTCTTGGGTTCAAGATAAGCATTCCGATGAGCTCGTCCATTACCCATCCCTTGTAAAACTGCTCGACCTGGTGGTTCTCCTCAACGTCGAGCGAGTACATGACCGGCATTACGCCGACGAACTCCGGCTCGGCAGTTAAGAAAATCTCTCCCTGCGGAACAATAATACTTCTCTGGATCTGGAACTCTCCGAAAGACGTGATACGTCCACCTGCGAATACCTCATCCTTGAACCTGAATCCTGTGACGTTAAGATCCCAGTTGTAGAGATCTCTAATGTCAGCGGGGTGAGCAAGAATTCTTCTTGCTTCCAACTGGTTGATTTCTACCATAGTTACAGCGTTGTAGAAATCGCTTGGCTCTAGAGAAGCACCGGCTCCTAGAAGAACAGTATGCTCATTAGGATGACCTTCTGGCCCAGCAGCGATACCAGTTGCTCGACCACCAGTCGGAGCAAGTCCAACTACTCCCTGATCAAGAGCAGATCCAAGGTTCTGGATTGCCTGCTCTAGAAGAAGAATCAGACGCGCGTCCTCCTGCTTCTGAATTGCCTGACGGGTTTCGTCCTGTGCATACTCAACAGCATTAACTCTTAGGAAGTATAGATCCTCCTTACGGATTCTTGGGAAAGAAGCAATTCTGAACAAAGTCGGGAATGCCTGCTTACCCTCGAACGGAGTAATCTTGACCTCGGAGTCGGTTGAGTTAAGAACGTATGCACGTCCTAAATCATCGAGAATATCGTAAGGCATAAGCGGACCTCTCTCCAAAGTATCCTCTACAAGGACGTTTCTAACGATACCCTCATAACGAAGACGGATTTGGATAGGACCGATCATTCCTTGACCGATTCTTCT